ATTCAATGAGTACGAAGGCGAGAATAAGTATGGTCCTTATACAGGGTTAGACTTACAAGCTGTTCAAGTACTTGACCTTGTTGAGTACCGAGCTGAGGATGGTGCAGAATTGTTAGACGGAGAAGAATTCTAATGGTAGATACTCCACAATTACAAGGTGCACCAATTACAATTAATCAAGACGATGGTTCAGCCAAAGTCTATGATTCAGGATTGTTATCACTTGAAGCACAACAGGCTGTAGATATGATTGCCTTTATCGCAAGATTAAGACAAGTATTAGATGCATCTGGACAGGTATTCAGTAATGTAGTAACCAATAACTTAACAGAAGAAGCTATGGTCGAAGAACTAACTTCCGAAGAAGAGGTTGTTGAAGAGGACAGTGCTGATGAAGAAGACACTAAATAATAGTGTCGACAACTCGAGGGCAGATCGTAATGGTTTGCCCTCATTCTTTTATGAGGAGGATAAATGGAAGAAAGTAATTGGGACAGACACAAACTACCATGTTCTAAATGTGGTGGAAGTGATCCTGTATCTACAAACAAAGATGGTTCAGGTTATTGCTTTAGCTGTAACCACCATTACAAAAACTATCAACAAGAAGTAGATGGTAATATCATAGACATGGTTTCTCACAAAGAACCAAGTACATTTTTAAACTCATACACAGGAGTCTTTGGTGATCTGACAGATCGTAAGATCAGTGAAGCTGTTGCCAAGAAGTACGGTGTACGTGTTGTGTATGATAGTCAAGGTAACGTAGCTAAACATATCTATCCATACTACAATAGCAATGAAGTTGTTTCAACTAAGACCAGAACTGTAAGCACAAAAGGTTTTGTAGTTGACGGTGGCTATGAAGGTACAGGTTTGTTTGGTGAGCAACTCTTTGGTAAAGGTGGTAAGTATCTTACTATTACCGAAGGTGAGTGTGATGCTATGGCTGTGTATGAAATCTTTGATAAGAAGTGGGCATCAGTATCTGTTAAACGTGGTGCTCAAGGTTCAGTCCGAGATATTAGAGACAGCATAGAGTTTGTTGAATCATTTGATAATGTTGTTCTCTGCTTTGATAATGACAAGTACGGTAGAGAAGCAGCACGTAAGATTGCACGTATTATAAAACCGGGCAAGGCTAAGATAGTTACACTACCTGAGGGATTTAAAGATGCGAATGCTATGCTTGAACAAGGACAGTATGCACAGTTTACTAAAGCATGGTGGGATGCTAAGACATACACACCATCTGGTATCATGGAACTGTCTAGTGCAAAAGATAAATGGTTGCACCGAGAGCAGAAAGAAAGCATTGCGTATCCTTGGGAAGGACTCAACAAGAAACTATATGGTATGCGTAAAGGAGAGTTAGTTACGTTGACTGGTGGTACAGGACTTGGTAAGTCAAGCATCACTCGTGAGCTTACTCACTACCTGATAAAGAATACCGAAGACAATGTAGGTATCATAGCATTAGAAGAGAACTGGTTGAGAACTGCTGATGGTATAGTATCTATCGAAGCTAATGATCGTTTGTATTTAGAAGAGAAAAGAAAGAACTATACTGACGAGCAACTGCAAGAGTTGTTTGATAAAGTTATACAGAAAGATAAAGTATTTATACATGCTCATCTAGGAGCTACAGATATAGACGAAATCTTTTCTAAACTAAGATACATGATTGTTGGTTGTGAATGTGATTGGGTAATCGTGGATCATTTACACATGTTAGTTAATCAGCTTACGGAGTCAGACGAACGTAGAGGTATTGATTCTTTAATGAATAGATTACGTTCACTAGTTGAAGAGACTGGTGTAGGTATGTTCTTAGTATCTCATTTACGTAGAGCATCAGGTGATCGTGGACATGAGCAGGGTATCGAAGTATCTCTATCTCATCTCAAGGGATCTCAAGGTATCTCACAACTATCAGACTGTGTGATTGCATTAGAACGTAATCAACAAGCAGAAGATGAAACCGAATCCAATACAACTAAAGTTCGTGTACTTAAATCTAGGTACACAGGTGATACGGGATTAGCTTGCAGCTTGCTTTATGATGTACAGACTGGTAGAATGAATGAGGTTACTGACGAAGTAACTCTTAATGATTTACCTTTTTAGGAGATAGTATGAAAGAAATTGTATTTGATATAGAAGCTAACGGTTTAAAGCCTGATAAGATTTGGTGTATTGTAGCCAAGCCTTTAGGTGAGGCTGTAGTTTCATTTGGTCCGGATAAGATCAAAGAAGGTATAGATTATTTAAAATCTGCTGACTCACTAATTGGTCATAACATTTTAGGCTTTGACTTACCTGTTATCAAAAAGTTATATGGAGTAGATTTTACCAAACATAAAATTAAAGATACGTTAGTTATGTCTCGCTTGTTTAATCCAGTACGTGAGAATGGACATAGTTTAAAAACGTGGGGATACATTATAGGTTTTCCTAAAGATGAACAGCCCGAAGATTGGGATTGTTTTTCTAAAGACATGCTTACGTATTGTCAAAAGGATGTAGTTTTAAATGAGAAAGTTTACTTACGTTTACTAAAAGAAGGTGAGAACTTTGATGAAGAGTCAGTCAATTTAGAGCATGGAGTTGCTACCGTTCTAAAAGATCAAGAAGATATTGGATTTGAATTTAATCAAGAATATGCAATGATGCTTGTTGCTCAACTCAAAGAACGTATGTTTCAAGTTGAGAAAGAAGTACAACAGGTCTTTAAACCTAAGATGGTTGATATAAAACAAGTCGTACCCAAACGAAAGAAAGATGGTACATTATCTAAATCAGGATTAACAGTTGAAGAATATGACAGACTGATAGCATCTGGAGATTACTTACCTTTTATGAGACAGAAGTTACAACCTTTTAACTTAGGTTCTCGTAAACAGATAGGGGAATATCTCACAGACTTTGGATGGAAACCTAATAGGTTTACTCCTACAGGTCAGCCTATCGTAGATGAATCTTCGTTAGCTAAAGTTAAAAAGATTCCGGAAGCTCGTTTAATAGCAGAGTTTCTTTTGCTACAAAAACGTATAGCTCAAATTGATTCATGGATATTATCGGTTCAAGAAGACAACAGAGTACATGGGTTTGTAATACCTAATGGTACAATAACTGGTCGTATGTCGCATCGTGCTCCTAATGTTGCACAAGTTCCCAGTGTAGTTAGTGAGTATGGAAAAGAATGTAGATCATGTTGGACTGTACGTGAAGGTTACAAATTAGTAGGTATAGATGCAAGTGGTTTAGAATTAAGAATGCTTGCACATTATATGGATGATAAGGAATACACAAATGAGGTTACAGAAGGAGACATACACACAGCTAATCAAAAAGCTGCAGGACTTAAATCAAGAGATCAGGCAAAGACATTCATCTATGCATTTATATACGGAGCAGGAGATGCAAAAATTGGGTCAGTGGTTGGAGGAGGTAAAAAGCTTGGAGCAGAACTTAAGCAACGCTTCCTCGATAATAACCCATCACTTAAAACTCTTCGAGAAAGAGTATCTAGAGCAGCTAAAAGAGGATACCTCAAAGGATTAGATGGTCGGAAGATATTTATTCGTAACGAACATGCAGCACTCAATAGTTTATTACAAGGTGGGGGTGCAATAGTTATGAAAAGAGCTTTACTTATGCTAGAAAGTTTAGTACAATTAAATGCTCTTGATGCTAAGTTCGTAGCTAATATCCATGATGAATGGCAAATGGAAGTTAAAGAAGATATAGCAGACTTTGTAGGTGAGTTAGCTGTAGGATGTATAGAAAAATCAGGTGAGTATTACAATTTACGTTGTCCACTCACAGGTGAATATAAAATAGGAGACAACTGGAGTGAAACGCACTAACGATTTAAGTAGAAAAGGTGATCTAGCTGAGTATTATGCAGTCACTTGGTTATGGGATAATGGATATGAAGTCTTTCAGAACTCAGGATGTACTGGTCCAATCGATATGATTGCAATGAAAGAGGGGCAAACTACTTTTGTAGATGTCAAGACTATGCAGAAAGATGAAGGTACAAACTATCGTGGTAAGATGGGTCGTACCGAGGAACAAAAAGCATTAGGAGTTAAATTTCTTTTATTTAATCCAGAGACTCGTAAATTAAGATGGTCAAAACATAAGGAGAAAACCTAATGAAGAAAAAACAATTAGATACTTTAGTACCTGATATTTACAAGGCTCTTGCTCCTTTGACCAAAGGGGAGGGGTTGGATATCTCAGAGGAAATGATTGATTCATTTGGTGAAGATATGAAAGCAGCTATGCGAGACTGGGTAAAGAAACAACCCAAGACTAAAGATTCTTTGCGTATGTCAAACATAGGTAAGCCTGCTCGACAGCTTTGGTACAACAAACATTCTAAAATCAAAGCTAAAGATTTACAGGCTACGTTGATGATTAAGTTTTTATATGGTCACATACTAGAAGCTCTTGTTGTATTTCTTGTTAAACTATCTGGACATAAGATAACTGATCAACAGAAAGAAGTAAATGTAGGTGGTATCAAAGGACACATGGATTGTAAAATCAATGGAGAAGTTGTTGATATTAAATCTACATCTGGATTTGCATTCAATAAATTTAAGAACGGAACTCTACCTGAGAATGATAGCTTTGGATACATGGCACAGCTTGCCGGCTACGAAGAAGCAGAAGGTACAGATCAAGGAGGTTTTCTAGCTATCAACAAAGAAACAGGAGAACTTTGGTTCTTTAGACCAGATGAGCTTGACAAACCTGATATAAAGTCTAAAATTAAAAGGTTAAAGGCAACTCTAAAAAAGCCTGAACCTCCTGAGTTATGTTATCAACCGATAGCAGATGGTACTCAGGGCAACTTCAAACTTCCGAGAGAATGTACATGGTGTCCACATAAAGTAGAATGCCATTCGGAATCTAATCACGGACGAGGACTTCGTATTTTTGATTATGCGAGAGGTCCTGTCTTTTTCACAGATATAGTTACTGAACCAAGAGTTCAGGAGATTACTCATGAATGGAAAGAAAAGTAAACAAATACGTAACCGAGCCGAAGAACTACAAGTAGATTGGATTAACAGTCTGCTTACAGAAGATGCTGATAAGATAACTCAACAAACTTTAAACCAAGCATTACCTGATCAAGAATATTATTTCCAAGGAAGAACTATACGTCTCTCTTTTATGAATCATAAATGGGTAGAGAAACAATTAAAGAAAAATCCCACACTCACTCTCAACGAGTTACTTATTAACAATGACTGAGTTTAATCTTGACGATATGAAATTGGAAGACTTGCTGTTTGTACTTGGTGGTACAATTTTACAAGGACACACTGCTGACGAAATAGAAATAGAAATATTATTAAGATTAGAAGAGTTACTAAATATAAAAATAGATGAAAGAACGAATGGTATCCCTATAGATGCTATAATACACTAAGGAGAGACAATGGAATATAAATTTAACGAAGAAAATATCATACAACAAATACAAAGATATGTTGATGGTACATACGAAAGACATTATGCACAAGGTAAGTATCAAGCAACCGACATGATTATTGATGCAGGACATGGTAAAGGTTTCTGTATGGGTAACATTATGAAATATGCTATGAGATGTGGTAAGAAAGAGGGAGGTGATTCTGAATTAGATTTACTTAAGATTATTCACTATGCTATAATAGCCATAGCTTTAGAAAATACTGAGTATCATTTAGGAGACACGGACAATGATTAAAGAATATTTAGGTATTCAAATAGATTACAGTAAAGATAAAAAACTAGATAAATTTAGTATTGATACATTACAAGACAGATATTACTGGGAAAATGAAAAGAGTCCACAGGAAGCTTTTGCAAGAGCTGCAGTTTTTGGAGCTACCTACAAAGGACATATAAATTTTAGTTTAGCACAGAGGTTATATAATTATGCATCCGATCATTGGTTTATGTTTAGCACTCCTATACTTAGTAACGGGGGAACAACTCGTGGCTTACCTATTAGCTGCTTTCTCAATTACGTACCTGATTCGAGGGTTGGTCTTTCTGATCACTATGATGAAAACATATGGCTCGCAAGTTCAGGTGGAGGTATCGGTGGATATTGGGGAGATGTTAGGAGTGATGGGGTGTCAACTGGCAACGGTTCTCGTTCTACTGGATCAATCCCGTTTATGCATGTCGTAGACTCTCAGATGCTTGCCTTTAATCAAGGCACTACAAGACGAGGAAGTTATGCAGCTTACTCTGATATATCCCATCCGGAGATCGAAGAGTTTATTAACATGCGTAAATCATCAGGGGGTGATATCAATAGAAAGAATCTTAACTTACACAACGCAGTCAACATAACTAATGAATTCTTAGAAGCTGTTAAGACTGACGATGAGTGGAGACTGATAGACCCTAAGACTAACGAGCCTACTAAAGTTATTAGTGCTCGAGAGTTATGGATGCGTTTACTTGAGACTAGAGCAGAGACTGGTGAGCCTTATCTAATTAATATAGATACATGTAATGAAGCTCTACCTAAAGGACAGAAAGATTTAGGACTACAGATCAAACAAAGTAATCTGTGTTCTGAAATAACTTTACCTACCAATGAAGAACGAACTGCTGTTTGTTGTTTGTCTAGTGTAAATTTAGAATACTATGATGCATGGAAAGATGATGAAAAGTTTATTAAAGATTTAGTAACAATGCTTGACAATGTTCTTGAGCATTTTATTGGAGAGATAGTACATACAGAAAAATTAGGTGGTTACACTGCAAATTATAAGAGGTTTAAAAATTATGTTAAAGAAGGTAAAGAAGGTTTGGTCAAGGCAGCATACTCAGCTTACAGGGAACGATCAATTGGATTGGGTGCAATGGGATTCCACTCCTATCTCCAAAGTAAAGGATTATCTTTTAACGGGTTACAACAAACTGGGATCAATAACACAATCTTTTCTGATATTAAATCCAAAGCTGTCCATGCTACTACAATACTTGCGGAGATGCGTGGTGAAGCTCCTGATGTACACGGTAGCAATAAGCGTAACTCTCATCTCTTGGCTGTTGCTCCTAATGCCAGTAGTAGTATTATATGTGGTGGCACTTCCCCTAGTATTGAACCATATCGTGCTAACGTATATACGCACAAAACTCTATCGGGTAATTACAAAGTAAAGAATAAATATTTAGAAAAGCTTCTTAAAAAGAAAGGATTGAATGTTGAAGAAAGAGAAAAGGTTTGGAAAGATATTTCAAACGAAAGAGGTTCTATACAAAATATTAAAATATTTAATAAAGAAGAAAAAGAAATATTTAAAACAGCAGATGAAATAAATCAATTACATTTAGTAGAACATGCAAAGATTAGACAAGAATACATTTGCCAAAGTCAAAGTGTTAATCTTTTCTTCGTACCACCTAAAGCTACAGAACCTCAAGAAGTACACGATGAATTCTTACAATACTTAAATGATGTACACTGGTATGCTATGCATAATTTAAAATCATTGTACTACTTAAGATCAGATGCTGCTAAGTCTGCCGAGAATGTAAACGTAAGAATACCAAGAATTAATTTAGAAGATACAGAATGTATAAGTTGTGAGGGATAATATGAACGAAGATAAATTTGATAGTATGTATGAAGGTAGATTTGATGCCCTTCAAAAAAAGTATGAAGCTGAAATAGCTATTGCTAAAACAGAGTTAGATACTTATTTTCAATTGAGTGTAGGTGTAGCTGAGCATCCTCACGTGATTGAATCAATGGATGTTTTACTAGACAGAATGGCTAATGCTCAAGAAAAACTTGATTTATTAGTTAAGGAGTTTTAAATGGGGAACGACACATTCCGTCAGTTTTGTACTAGGATGTGGTTAGATTACTGTGATGAAAATTCATCCTTTGGTTCGACTACACTAAGTCAAGATGAGTACATGAAACAATATAATAAATGGCTACTAGCACAATATGCTAGTTATAAAAATGGAGAATAAATGAGCTTACTAGGAACACAAAATTATTTTAAACCTTTCGAGCATCCTTGGATGTTTGACTATTGGGATTTACAACAACAGATGCATTGGATACCAAACGATGTACCTCTCAACACAGATGTAAAAGATTGGAACAACCACCTGACCGACGAAGAACGCAATCTGGTTAAGCAGATATTTAGATTGTTCACACAGTCAGACGTAGATGTTGGTTCAGCATATATTCATAAGTATATGAAATTGTTCAGAAAACCTGAAGCACAATTAATGATGTCAGCTTTTGCAAACATGGAAGGTATACATCAAGTAGCCTACAGTCAACTATTAGAAACTATTGGTATGCCTGACAAAGAGTACAAAGCATTTGCAGAGTATGAAGAGATGGCTAACAAACATGAATATCTTTTAGACTTTAAACCTACAAGAAAAAACAAACGAGAGATAGCTAAAGCTTTGGCAGTCTACTCTGCATTCACAGAAGGACTACAGTTATTTAGTAGCTTTGCAATCTTGTTAAACTTTCCGAGGTATGGTAAGATGAAAGGTATGGGTCAAATTGTTACGTACTCTATACGTGACGAGTCCTTACATGTTGAAGCTATGACTAAACTATTTAGAGAGTTTGTTAAAGAAAATCCGGACATATGGACTGACGATAGAAGATTATTACAGTTGGGATTAAAACCAAACTTTAAACAAAAAGACAATCCTTTGGAGTGGATTGACGAAGTGATCGGTGTCGAACATCAAAACTTTTTTGAAGGTAAGGCAACGTCATATATGAAAGCAGGGCTAAGAGGAAATCATGGAAGTTTAACTTTTACGGAATTGCACAATGAAAAAGAATGAAGCCACATTGATTAGCTACAAATTAGTAATAGATCAAAAAGGAAAAGTATACAGTGAACGTAGTATCAGTGACATAGATCAAATCGAGGAACGATTTAACCCTATCCTGTTTAATACTTTAAAGACTACGTTACGTAAGGCATCTTCAGAACTAGATGCCATACATAATAAAATAGAAGCAGACTTGAATTGTAGAATACAATAGTTACTGAGCTAAAGGATTCTTGTTTTCATCTTTCAGTGTAGCTACATCAGCTTTGAGTGTGGCTACTTCTGTCTTGAGACTCACAATATCAGAACTGTTATCAGGAATAACAATTCCATCAATTTGCTTTTCTAAATAAGTTACAGAAGTTTCTATAGCTACAAACCTTTCTTCAATTATTTTTTGAGCGTCTTCTGTATCTCCAATCCCACCTATTTCTGCTTCAAGATTTTCAAGTCTATTTACATAAGTAGCACCGGTATATCCAAAACCTGCTAGTGTTCCTACAATACCTACTAGGGCAATTAGTTGTGTTGTTTTATTTTCAAACCATTCCATATTTTTCTCCGTTATAAATTTGGTTGCATGTTTATCATGTCACCTAATGTTTCAAGACTAGCACCGGCTAATCCATAAAAAGCTTGTGTGTTATCATCTAACATCACTCCTGCATAGATTGCTCTAGGTTCATACCAAGTTTCTTGCTGTGGTATTTGAGCTTCTCTGTACGCATCAAAGCCTGCAACGTATCCTAAGTAAGCTACAAGAGTTGTACTGTCGGCGTACTGTCCTGTTTCTTCTTGTTGTTGTTCAGCTTCTTCTTGTTGTTCTTTAATATTGTTTGCAATTATTTGATCAGCTACTTGGTCAGCTTCACTAGCTGTCATGACTCCTGATATAGCTGTGTCAATCTTGCAATTTGTGGAGTACCATCCATATCTGGCATAAGATTAATCGTCACACTAGTTGACGAAGTATCTACATCAGAACTCATAGATAATACTTGTTGATTTTGTGCTGCTGCAGAGACAACTTGATCTGAAATGCTTGGTGAGTTGGTTGTACTAATCCCACCAGTAGATGAGATAGAAGAGCCAGAAGAACTGTTTATAGTTGAGGTAGCTGATGATACTCCTGAATTTCTATTCGTCCCACCAGAGCCACGTATAGAGCCAGAAACACTATTCCTAGCAGTTTGTATTGTATTTGCTACAACGTCTAGTGCAGATACTCTTACTGAGCTTCTTTCTTCGTTGACTTCTTCCGTGATTTCTTCTTCGGCTTCGGCATATAACTCTTCAGGTTCTTCTTCCATGATTTCAATTTCTTCTTGGATTTCTTCCAACTCTTCTTCAAACCACTCTTCGATTTCTTCCAATGCTTCAGCAAGTTCTTCTTCATCTGTTTCATCAGTTCTAAGTTCATCTTCTAATTCCTCTCTTATAATTTCAAATTCAAATACTTCTAGTAGATCAGTTGTATGTGTAATTAGAATAGGATCATCAAGTCTGTCAAAGCTTACTAAGTATTCTTCTTCTATACTTGGCAGAGCTTCATATGACTCTTCAATAAATATTTCTTCAAAGTATACTTCGTCTTCATATTGTTCCTCAAACATAATAACAAAGACTTCTTCTTCATATACATCTTCAATAAATATATAGTCTTCTATAGGCTCTTCATACCATTCATCTTCAAATAGAAGCTCTTCGTAGTACTCTTCTTCTTCATAACCATAATCAAACTCATCTTCTACAAAGTAAGCTATTGATTGCTCTTGCTGATAACCTGCACAGAACGGAGCATACTGAGGGTCTTCGGCACACTGTTGATCATCATAGGCTTCCCAATATGAAGGACATGCCATATCATATAGTGAATCTAAATCACATTGCTGTGTTAAATAAGCTGCTGCATATCCTGCACAACTAGAATCATTCAATGGATCACTACAATCTATACTGTTTCCTGAACCTACTCCGTATAAACTACCACCATTCTCTAATGATGTATTACTAGCTGTACCATTCCAATCTGTATTTACACATGTACCTGTAATGTTTGTTGTACCTGTATTACATTCATCATGAAAAAGGTACTGATAGTATTGTGATGTACTGCCCTGCTCACCAATTAAAACATCATGCTGTATAATATCTAATGCACCATATCTATATTCAAATGTATTGTTGGTCCAAAGAATAACTTCAAAGCTGTTATCAGATGCCCTGCTATACTCTTGCATATCATACCAACCAAAGACTGCTTTATCATTAAAGTTCTTGGCAAGCATTTTAGATTGGTTGTCTCTTATCAAGTCTGTCCAAAAGACAAACATAGTATTAGTGTATTGAGGAAGAGGATCAGGAGTATAATCACCACAATAGTTGTTGTAATTTACATTGCCTGTACCTAAACCAAAATGTAAACAACCATTCGTAGCCATACGAGCAGAGTCATAAGCAGTACCGTAGAATGTGAAAGAGTTATCTAGATTAAATGCGGCTGATAACTGATCATCGCCTGCGTTTAAACTTGTTGTTCCTGTTTGATTTGTTAGGTCAATCAAGGACTGATTGCCTTCATAGATATATGTAGAGCTAACGAGTGTACTAAAACACAGGAGACTACTGACTATAAAATTCTTTAGCACAGGTCTGTCCTGATTTTCTTTTACCTTTAGAGTTTCGTTGTGTCTTACAATGTTTGATATATTTATCTTTGAGTTCTTGATAGTCAGGTCTGTCGTGTCTATTTTCTTTCCAAGCTTTCGCAGCTTCTTTACCAATTTTCCCTTGATACGGACAAGGTGTTCCTGCCATTTCCATCGCACTAAATACTCTAGCATCTTGACACAATATAGATACGGACGCTACTTTCATGCCTGTGTCGTATAAGTATTTGGAAAGCTTGAGTCTTTCGCAGTTCTCATCAGTAACTGTACCTCCTGTAGAAAATCCAAATACCTGACCTTGATAAGCTCCTGATCTTCCAACGGTGCAGAGGTCTTGAGAGTAAGACATAATACTAGGAGCAATAGCAGATGCCGGAGGTGCTTTAGTTTTAACATTCTGATTTATAGTCTGGGTAGAATTTGATTCGTTAATATTTCGATTAGTATTATCAGATACGGTATTGTTGTTATTGGTATTATTATTCGTGTTATCAGTTGTGACATTAGATTCGGAAGTTGATTGATTTACATTTGTGTTGTTATTTGTGTTCGTTGCAACTGATGTGTTGTTGTTTGTATTCGTATTATTACTTGTACTTGTCGTAGTGTTCGTAACATTTTGATCTACATTTGAATTAACTGTACTCGTAGATGTGTTTGTATTGACGTTTGTATTCTGATTCGTAGCAGTAGATGTATTTGTATTTACATTCGTATTACTATTTGTATTTGTACTGGTATTAGTATTTACGTTTGTATTACTGTTTGTATTTGTATTTGTATTAGTCGAAGTATTTGTATTAGTATTCGTATTAGTATTTGTATTCGTATTTGTATTGGTGTTTGTATTTGTATTTGTATTAGTTGTAGTTGTAGTATTAGTTGTTTCTAAACTATTTTGTTCGCAGTATTGATCACCGGCAGTACAATCCCCTGTCTGATCTGCATACGATACAGACGCAAACAATAATAAAATTAGTGTGCCGAATACTTTCCTCATCTCCTCTCCAATTTTAAGGTGCAATTTCCCTGTGAAGCTAACAATAGCGTTCTTTAAAATTCTTCTTAAGTTTTAGTAGTGGTTAGAAGAAATAGTAGTATCCCGAGACTACTAGATATATCCAACCAACAATACATACAACGCAGACACTATCGGTCAC